ACGAGGACCAGCAGCCATACCACGATTCTGTGATTCTACAGCAGCTTCGCGCAACCCAGCATACGCGGAATCACATTCTTCTTTAGTGAAAATATTTTTGCGATATTTAAAGATGATGTTTTCTTCAGACAGAGAGCCATCCAAAGATTCTGCATAAAGATCGCAATCTTCTTGGATAATCTCATCAGCCCATTCCGCGCATGTTATAAAAGTACCGAGGGTAGTCTCGGCGTTTACTTTTTTCTTAACTAAGACTCTAACCATGTGTTTCTCCTAAAGCAGTAATTATTAGTAGTATACTACATGTTACATAATTTGTCAAGCATTATAATCGCGATAAGTGTCCAGAATCGTTTTAATATCTGGAGCAGTCCATCCTTCTGGTTTCAACACCTTACCGTCTTCACGATACAGTGGTTTACCATCAACCAGTTTTGCCATATTAGAACGATGGACTTCCTTGAAGATCATATCTAAAGGAATACCATATGCAACAGCAGTACCACAAGCTATATATACAATATCTGCAAGAGCATCTGCTACTTCAACCAGATCATTTTCAGTTTCTGCAACAGTGTATTCATACATTTCTTCAGCCAAAAGCCTCATTCTCAGTGTTCGCTCTAGCGAGTCGGGAAGCTCTGGTGTTTCTCCAACACGCTGGCCGAAAGCTATATGAAAATCTTTTACGTCTGTATAAAAACTCATTGTGTTATCCATTCTGGTTGTTCGCGTTTTTTCCAAGAGTGCATAGTAGCTTTGCCAATCTTGTAATAATTGCGATAGTTAATTATAGGGTCTTTACCGATAATATATTCTTTGGCCATACAAGATGGCATCTCAGTCCAATCCCAATCTTTTAATTTGTGTGGAGGAGACTGTAACATATATGCTATCTCTGTGCATTTATGGCGTTTTTCATAACGATAGGTATATTCGTCAAGCAAAGCATAGAGGTGATCAGATAACCAAGTATAATTCTGCACTGACTGGCGACACCATACAGCTGAAGGATGATTCATATGCGTAGCCTGATACAATACGCTTTCGCGAGCATCAGGAAGGAACCATACTTTACGTTTACGATATCGGGCAGGAAAAGAACCATCAACATATTTTTCGTAGATTTTTTCCATACCGTCTAGCACGCGATGAGCAGTCGACAACAACTGTGCCGACTCCAGGATCATTTTAACAACATGTTTATCAACCATCCAGCGTGCAGCTTGGACGGGGTCATGGTCTAGATAAAATATGTTCACTTGGTTTTTTCCATTTTTTAAATGCTATCTCTTTGTGATATTTGTTAGCTCTATTATAATATAACATTCCATCTAAAAAGTCAAGCTGTTGTTGGAAAACTCTTGCAGTCATTCCTGTATAAGTTTCAGTTTTTGTGTCACCATTAGGTAGCTGAAAACGAACACGAACATGTCTAGGTCTTTTTACTTTTACCAACAATCCAGGAAAAGTTAAACAACCCTCTTCAAGTGTTATAGTCTCTTCACTTGGTTGAACGATACGAGGATTGAAACAAACGAAATTCTCAGGATGGCCACGCATTGAAAATACGCGATAAGGAATACCGATCTGATTGGCAGACAATCCAAAAGCATTCTTTTCATACATAAATCTGACCATATCTTGAGCCAGTTCTATAGGATCCATTGGTGGTTCCATAAAATCAAATTTTTGACATGGAGTAGTTAGGATTGGGTTTTCTCTTTCAACGATATTCATGATGCTATCCTGCTAAAGTTTTTATGTTTTTCAAATTTAATTACATTGTCAAATTTATCACTAATCTGATCAGTCTTATGACTAATGATAAACGTATTAGTATCAACAGTAATGGTATTCAATATCTTCATAAATTCTTCAGTACCATTGGCATCCAAAGAACTATCAAATACCTCATCCATTATGAGGATGTTAGTATTTATGGAATTACGAAGTTTAGCAACAGCTCGCCAAGCGAATAGGATAGCAAGATTGATTCGCATCTTCTCGCCTTCACTAAATGAAGTGTAAGAAAACTCATCACGGAATCTTGATTTAATAGTCTCATTAAATTCTTCGTCAAGTTCAAACTGGACCAAAAACTCCATAGCAGAAAGATATTTATTGATCAGTTTGTTGATTACAGGAATATACTGACGGATAATCTTAGATTTGATACCACCATCCCTAAGAAGAGTAGAAGCAGCAGTCAATACAGTCTTTTCATCATTAAGAGAATGTAACTTCTGAGTAAGCTGAGCCTGTTCAACCTCAAGATCAGTAAGTTTTGATTCATCCTGATCTTCTTCAGTCTGACGGATAGAATTAATCTCCGACTCTATCTGTTTTATGTATGTCTTTAAAGAACTTACCTTAGTCATGATGATATTTGATTCCATAGTCTTAGTACGGATATTATCATTGATCGTCATGACATTCTTAATCTCAGAATCAGTCTTATCATATTCTTCAGATAGTTTTGTAAGACCATCTTGAATCTCAACGATATTTACTTTTCTAGTATCTATCGCATCGCATTTAAAATCTTTATCTATATCCTGTTTACAGGTAGGACAGTTATCATTATCGTGAAAGAAACTGACTTCTCTGTTAAGCACTGCGAGATTAGCTTCAATCTTATGGCGCAATCCCTGGAGTTTCTTCATCTTCTTCTCTAGGGATTCTAGACCTTCAGTTTCGATGGCCAACTCGTTTATCAGATTTTGAATACCGTTCACATTTTCAATATGTTCTTCTATCTGTTTCTTAGATTGTTCAATACGTTCTCTCTTTTCAGCAACAATAACTTCATTATTATTTTGCTTCTCTAACATATGTTCGCGAATAATCTTAATCTTTTCTTGTAAAGACTTTTGATTATATTGAATATCAACGATAGAATCTTTATTGGTAGTTACCTTTTCTTTTAACAGATTATTCATGGTCGTAAATATCTGAAGATCAAGCAGGTCTTCAATAATCTCTCTACGAGAACCAGTAGACAACTGCATGAAAGGCAAGAATGTAGCAGATCCCAACACCACGACCTGACAGAATGACTTATGATTAATCTTAAGGATGTATTTCTCCAACACCTCTTGATAGTCTTTCATCTCAGCTGACTGATTCAATAGCTCGCTATTCTGGTACACTTCAAATATGGTTGGCCAGTTTCCCCTGACGATCTTAAAAGTATTGGTACCAATAGAGAACTCTACTTCTACGACCAGATTTTTCTTGGTTATAGAATTGATGATCTGCTGTTTCTTAATCTTACGAAATGGCTTACCGAACAGAGAATACGACAATGCGTCAAGAATGGTTGATTTACCAGCACCATTCTCACCAATAATCAGTGTAGTATTATGTGTGTTGAGTTCAATTTCTGTAAACAGATTACCTGTTGATAAGAAATTCTTCCAACGTAGTTTCTTAAAAACTATCATTCTACAGTCAATGCCTCATTATAAAGATCAGTAATCGTCTCTTGTAGCTTCTGTTTATTCAAGTTTTTACCATCATATTGGTCGATATATTTTTTAAAGATATCTAAGGTGCTTTCAGCTTCATTAATGATATCATCATCACTCTCAAGATACAGGTTTAGATTATCTTCAACGATCTGCATCTCAATAGTTTTTACTTTTTCTAATCGCTCTATAAACATATCAAACCAATACGGATTAGATTTATTCGTGACGATAACCTTAACTATCTGATTCTCATATTGACCAAAGTCGTGATCAAGAATCTCTGACATGTTCTTATCAGAGTCGTTATACCAAACCTTATTAAATATCTTATATGGATTCTCTACAAAAGTCAACTCTTTTGTTTTGGTGTCGAGGATGTGGAATCCCCTCGGATCACCGTGATCGCTCCAAGTAAACTGACAATGAGAACCCAGATAATGAATATTGCCAATACTGGACTTATGATGATAGTGGCCGCTACAGACAACATCAAAACGCCCAAAGAGATCAGGATCGTCTCCATGAGACTGAACACTGCCTCTATACATCTGAAACCCCGTAATCTCAAGGTGTCCCAAAACAATCTCGGATTTTGTATCGTGTATTTCTTGGAAAGTGGAATTTCTGTTTTCTGAGTTGATCCAAGGGACATATAGTATCGGTGTACCATCTTCCTGAGTGACAGTAGTAGCCGCCGTATAGATGTTGAT